ATATTGAGGATACTGGTCTGACAAGGGCTGGTAATTCTGGTAGACAACAACGAGTCTTAAAGGCTAAATAATGCTAGAAAACATCCTAACCATCATTGTTCTGCTTGGCCTTGGTGCTTGCATCGGGGTAGGCGTATTGGTAGCAGTCTTCTTCCTTAGTTGGGACAAAGACTAACTGAGAAACAGCGCACGTTCATCCTTGCGCCTGTTTTCTAGCCCTTTGAGGATTTTCCCACCCGCTTTGCAATATTTGAGTAACTCGTCTGAAGCATCCTCCATATCGCCTCGTAACACTTTTTGACGTAGTGTTGAGCGTTGGAGCGTACCAAGTCCCACATTAAAAGAGAAACTAACAAGAGCGCAATATTGACCTTGAGAGAGAGGAACAGGGCAAAATCTTTCGACTCCAAGGCAAAACCTAGCAAGGTCAGATTTGAGAATTGCATCGACTTCTCCCATAGTAAAGGTTCGGCTATCTTCTTGTTTTAAAGGGAAAGAATCCCTGTCTTCTATCTTCATCTTACCTTGCTCTGGGTACAAAACATGACCTACGCCTACAGTCCATAGCTTTGCTGGGCAACGATATGGCTTTTGTCTCACACCCTCATGGTGTTTGATCATCTCAATGGCTTTGTCAGATAAGTTCATTTCTTGCCAAATGCTTGTGTGCCAAACCAGAACGACACCACAGATGCCCAAATGATCTGTGTCTCGTTGTCCCACAAAAGGTCTAAAGCCACATCAAATGGCACTTCCTTGTGATAAGCAAACCAGAAGCCAAATATCTCCACAAAGGCAAACAAGATAAACATCCCGTAAGTTATGGCAGGACGCACCATAGCCCTTGCATTAGTCACCCATTGACTAGCACCTTGCCCAATGGCTATGTCGTGGGCGTAAAGGGCTTGACGCTCTGCCACAGCCGCTTGGGTATTTGCTACATCAGCGTTGATCTGTATTTGTTCAGTCTGAATATGCTCAATACGCTCTTGCACCTCAAGACCAGCCTTCTTAAGCGTCAACTCACGCTCAGTCTGCATCTGCGCCAAGGCTAGTTCATGCGACTTGTCTGCCCTATCTTGGAAGAAGTCCATTAGTTTGGGTAACCCACCCATCAGGAAAGACAGTAGGGTTGAGAATAGTGTCATCATTTCTTGGCTCCAATCTTTGTTTCAATTACTGCAATATTCATGCGGTTTAGTTGAATGTCGTCACGGTTTTTTTGGATTTCTTTCTCCAACTCTTGACGCAATTTTTCACGCGCTAATTCGGCTCCAGTATTTGACGCCTGTTTATTGTCGGATGTCACCACAAGGCTAATCTTGCTGTTTAGGATAGTTACCTCATGCGCTAAATTAGACAAGGCACTCATCAGATAGACAACGCAAGAAAACAAAAGCGGGAGAAGTGCGAATGTAATCTTTTCAATCAGTTGATTTTTTGCTTCCATCGACTGTATTTTTTCCTCGCTCATTTCTGTTCCTTTAGTTCACGTTTAAGTTTCCGTAACTCTTTCATCTCTTGTTTCAACTGCGCTTTCATGTACATCGTTTCAATGTAAGACAACGAAGTAACCCCAACAATTATGCATATCGCTACCCCAATCAAAATCCACCAGATAAGTTTCGTATTTCCCACATGAGCCATCCAAAGATCGTAGATATAAACACAATAGCAACCCCTCCACTTACCATCTCAATAAACCAGATTTCTTGTTGTTCTTGTTTCCATCTCTGTAATCTTAATTTCTTAACTTCTTCTGATCTAGCCCATTCTTGCTCTTGTTGAATCTTTGCATACATTTTTAGAAACCTTGTATAGATTGCTTTGAGTTCAACAGGCGCATAAACAGTCATTTGCTCCCGAATTTGAGCATCAAGGTTTTCCATTTGGAGTTCCACCAAGGCACGTTCAATAGCCTTTTTAGAAGTGTTTTGATCTGGGTCATAGTGTTCCTTTGATTCTGCCTCTAAAGAGGCGTAGTAGTTGGTTAGTTGAGCCTGTATGTCAAAGAAGTTGCCCAGTTGGACTCCCACTTCATTGATGGTTTGTAGTTCAACTTCTTCATAAGTCTGTTGCTTCTTGGAAGTGGCTTTCGCTTTCGCCAAAGGCTTGGGGGTGTCTTCTGGCTTGGACTTGGGTTTTGGGTTAAACAGTCCAAGAAGCCAATCCCAGATTCCCTTGATGGCTTTGACATCAGCCATGACCCCTTCAATTGTTTTCTTAGCACCCTCCAGTTCCATGCGCCCTTCATGGAGCATTGCACAGCCCTGCTTGATGGCAGAGACTGCGCCTTGGGCAAGGAGGAGGAGGCTGAAAGGATCAATGGGTGTCTCCTAGTCTTGTTGCTGTTCTAAGGTAGATTGAGTTAATGTTCTCAAACTACTTGGATTTGTAAGCAACTGAGTTACCCGATTTTTTTCGCTAGTAGGCAAAGCATCTAACAAATTAGCCGCACCCTGTGGTGTTTTCATGGCTTCTGTCAATGTCTTCATGGTTTTTGCACCAAGAGCCTTTTCATATTCGCTTATGGCTTTATTACCAGCCGCCGCAAACACATTGATGAATGATGGCAAACGAATAAGCGCAGTATTTTGCTTAACAAGTTCAGCAAGGGCTTTTTGACCTTCTGTTGACTGTTGACTAACTGACAATTGAGTCAATCTCTTATTTGCCAAATCTCGTAACACACCCATTGTGCTGTCTGCTAACTCAACTGCAATATTGTATTTTCCTGAACCAAGAATTTTCTCAACAGCCTCTGGGGACTCGTTTTGCACAAGACGGACAAACTCATCAGGGTTTGTTTTGTAGAGGCGCATTGCCTCTCCAGTAAGTTTGCGTTGAGCAATAGTTTGCATACCTTTTGTATAGTCTGCTAAATATTGACGATACCCTTTGCCACCAGCCTGTTCAATCGCATCAACTAAAGCAGGGCGAATGTCAGACAAAACGCTAGAAGCAAGGTTTCTTTGTGAGTTTGCATCCATGCCAGGGCGCAGTCTTGCTATTGCCGCATTGACTGAGTTTTTACGAATGGCATCCAACGCTCTAGCATCAATTACACCGCCACTTGCAGTCCATTGGGCTATGTCATCAGCAACATTTTTAATTGCGCCTTGTAATAGGTCATTACCCGCAAAGTTTGGATTTCTTCCTATTGACGAGATATTTCTAACAAGTTGTTCGCCCTCTAATGGTTTAATTCCAACTGAACGTAAAGCATCAGCCGCTTGTTGGTTAAATCTAGCACCTTGACCTAAGTCAAGTGAGCCTTGAGCCGCCTTGTTTGACCATTCGCCAAAGGCTTTTTCAGCCAATTCATCAGCAAATGTGTACTTTGATGCGCCAACTGGTAAACCACGCTTAATCATGTCTAGTCGTGCGTATGCTCTTGCCGTATCACCCGCACTTATTAAGTCTCTAACCTTTTGAACTTGTGCCGCCGCTTCTGCGCTTAGTTTTCCAGCAGTTGCCTCGTAATCAGAAACTTGTTTGCCTAAATTGGCACGATCCAAAGCCGCCTCTCTTTGAGGTGTAGTCATTGCATTTAGATTTTTTTTGGCAGTTTCTAGAACTCCACGAACCTCTGATGCGTTAGTTCCACCAGCAAGTTTTGACAATGCTTTAAGTGATTCTTCCTCGCCAAACAATCTGACTTTTCTCAAGAATTGTGGATCACGCTCTAAAGCGTTAGTAACCAATGCTTGCCAAGTTGGGTTATTTATAGATTCGGTAATCTCAGCAACAGACGCACCTTCAGGAGCATTTTTAATAATGCTTAATACTTTCGGTAAGTCTTGCCCTAATGCCTGAGAAGCAATGGATGCCGCCTTAACCTCTGCCGCAGATGCTTGTGGTTTAACAAAAGCCTTAACTGCTTCAATACTTGGAAGACCAAGACGTTTACCAATATCTGATTCTGTTACGCCTTTTACAAGTGGAGTAAGTAAACCCCTACCTGTTTCAGTAACTTTTTGTATAGCAGGAGCAACATAAGGAGCAATGGCACGACCGCCAGCCTCATAAGTAGCACCTTCTAAAATATTACCAATAGGTTGAGTAACGGCCTCTGCGCCTTGTCTAGGTTGTTGTCCACCAAAGTAAACATCGCCTAGTTGCAAGGCTTCTTTTGCTATTCCATAACCAAGACCAGCACCGCCAACCGCACCCATCGGGCCAAGTGGAGTGCCAAGAAGTCCACCACCTACCGCACCCACCATTTCAACAGTAGGAGCAATTACATTACGCACATTTCGATACATCGTTTGTGCAGAAGTTGGAGGAGGTGGCGTTTGTGCAACAGGCGCTTGTGCAGGTGCTTGCTCTATTTTTAAACCAAGTTTAGAGTCAAATTCTGCACGAGGAATATCAGAATAAAACTTTTTGTATAGCGCATTAGCCAAAACATCGTCTGGCAAATCAGCGTATTGTGGATACTGATTACGGATTTCGTTTAATGTTGCCATTATCTAATTCCTAGTGGGTCTGCTTTTGCGCCAACTTGACCGCCTTGTTGACCACCTTGGTTCTTATACTCATAAGTCATATCAAAGGTTTCTTTAATTCTGCCAACAGATGCTCTTGTTTCTTGAGCCGCCTTAAGCAGTTGTCCTTTTAAATCTGATGCGTTTTGTGTGAGTTTTAGTGGTGCATAAGCATCTCGCAGGTTCTGACCTTCTGCATTAGACACATTACCTAATGCGCCTCCAGTTGGAGATGAATTCCTAATGTTTTGCAATTCATTAAATCCACCTCTAGCAACAATAGAGTTATATAAGGCTTCTGCGGCACGAGCCTCTTTAGTAATCGCAGGAGTGCGACCACCAATTAGACCTGTAATTCCTTCCAATCCCTTGCTATTTGCCAATGTCTCTAAGTCTTTTGCTAGTTTTTCTGCGCTTGTTTCAAAAGATGCAACAGCCGTTTTAGCCTGTGGATATTTGGCTTCACGATTTTGTATTTCTTTAGGTGATAAGCCTTCCATTGCAGATGCGGGGGTCATCTTATTTGCAATTGCAGTCGCTCTATCAACAAATATTACTTTGTTTGTATTTGGATCGACAACGGCAACAGGAGGTTGCTCTGCACGAGGCTGACCAGGCGGGCGTGATGCCAAAGCACGAGCCGTAACAAACTCTTGATATGTACCTTTAAAACCACCGCCTTCAGGACTTTTAGCAAATTGGTATTCACCAACCATAGTTGGAGGTGCTTTTTCTGCTTTAGAAGTCATCTCATTAAGTTTTGTTTGATATGCCGTATTAAATTCTTCAGTACCTTGTGGAGCAACAGAACCAGCATAAGCCAAAGCATCACGAACATTTGGTGTTAACTTTTCAGCAGTTCTTTGCTGAATCAAAGCATAGTCACTCTGTGCTTTTCTAAGGTAATCAGCAAGTCTCATTGCTCCTTCTTGATCGCCCATACTTGCTAACTGTTGTATGCCTCTTTGGATCGTTGCAGGATCATTAGGATCAATGCTTTGTCCAACAGCATTTCTTGCGCTAATCAGTTTCAACTGTGGGTCTTGACCACCCAATAACCCACCAATGCCACGACCTAGTTGCTGACCAGCCCTAGCCGCCATGTAGTTAACCGCCTCATAGGGGTTTAACTGAGCCTGTTGAAGTGCTTGTGCTTGTTCTTGAAGTTGTCTGGTATCTTGATACGATTCAGGAGTTATCCCAAACAAACCGCCTACGATTGAATCTGCCATGATTATTCCTTTAAACCGAGTAGTCAGAGCCTGCCATAAAAGCATTGCCTCTTGCTATGTTTGCGTTAGTTCCACCAAACAAATTGGCTAATCCACTTGTGAACTGACGATTCTCACCAAGGTTAGATAGTGTTCTTGAGAATGGGTCTAGCGCATTGGCTGGTTGCATAGTTCTTGCCGCACCTAATCCACCATATAGCAACGATTGTCCTGCTTGTGCGCCAGCAGTAGCCGCACGACCACCCAATTGAGCGCCAATATCCAAAGGTGATTGACCCAAAGACTCAATGCCTTGAGTAGCCGCCAAATATGCTTGGAATGGAGACAATGCACCAACTTGACCAGTTTGATATTGGTTAAGCAAGTTAGCACCCTGACCAAACAATCCTGCACCAAAGGCAACTTGTTGCTGTCCAGCCTGTTGTGCTTGAGCCGCCAAAGCCGCATCTTGTTGTGCCATAGCGTTGTAATAGGCTTCCATCTCAGGGGTTGTAGCACCCAAGCCTTGCGCTCCACTAGGTCTAGCACCAGTAGCACCTACTGATAAGCCACCACGACCTTGTTGGAACAGTTGGTTTTGCAACTGAGCCATCTGTCTCTCACGGGTAGGAGCAAGTAAGTCTTGTTGACTTGCCATATACTTTTGAGCAACTTGCTCTGGAGTTTCTGCTAAATAGCGTTGACCAAGGTTAAACAGACCAGTAGCCGCACCACTTAGGGGCGCATACTGCTGTCCTGCTTGTTCTGCTTGGGTTAAGCCACCACCTGCCAATCCCATCAAGCGATTTTGATAGGCTTGTAACTCAGGAGATACTGTGTAACCAGCACTTGAGAGTCGCCCAGACGGATCAAAACCGAACTGAGATTGCCCAAATCGTGTGGTTACCCCAATTGGTCGGAAACGAGCCTCATCTGCCGCCATTCTTGACGCTTCAAGTTGAGCATTAGCAGAAGTCTGCGCCGCCTGTTGAGCAGAATCGCCAGCCATAGAACTGCTTATTAACTGAATACCCGCAGGAATTAACGCATTTGATACTGGATCACCCATTTTCTTCTCCCTTATGCCTGTGAAGCATAAATTAAGGCTTTATTGCCATTGTTTAAAACTGTATGTCCTTTTACAACCCACCCAAAAGACTGAGCAAACTTAGTTAACTTATTGTTCGTTACATCAACGACTGCCAACAACGGCATATCAACTAAATCTTCTAACTTTGCCAAATCCAACCTGTACCTCTTTTTTATCTCTGCTGACCATTTGAAAACATCTGTATGAAACCATAATAAATTGTCAAACAATTCTAGGTAAATTACATAATCTTTCCGAATGACCACAGGAGTCTTCAACACTTACCTTTCGCATACATAACACTTAACCATTTTGAGATATATCCATTGGATATTCAGTTGCATCTAACACATAGTCAGCAATCTCGCCAAATTCACCAGCCATGCAACGCTCATATATCTCACGACTATGAGCCACACAATCATTTGGACTTGGAGTGTAAGGAACTGTTCCTAACTCTGTGAAAGTTACATCACAAATAAGAGAAGTATGTTCTCTATTACCCCAACGCAAATTTTGTACAGTTGTATATTCCATTTTTTGTTCCATCAAGAAACTCTAACAACTAAAGCGCAATATCCATGTGTAGTTGTTTCATTTGAACCACCATCGTAAGTAGTGTAATAACCAGCAACTACTGACATAATTCTGTATGTTCCAGAAAGTGCTGACGCTCCATCAGGTGTAGCGGCTCCAGTATTTCCAGTATTAACTTTTCTATATCTTCCAACTAAACCACTTGAACTTGTCCATGATGTGCTTCCTACAGAAGGATACGTTCCAGCAGATGAAACAATCCCTGTAACAGGATCTGTTGACGCTATGGTATTTGGATAATATAGGCTACTACCAGCGATTGTTGCGCCTGGCAAAAAGTTGGAACTAGAAAAAACAGCCGCAATTGCCATTGAACCAATGTTATTTAGAGTAGTTGTTACTATTGTTCCTGTTTGTCCATTAACAGAAGTACCTGTACCAGATGTCCATGTTGTTCCATTGGAAACTAAAACATTTCCAGAAGTGCTAGGGGCTACAAACTGCACAGCACTTGTACCATTACCCAAAACCACATTGTTTGCAGTAAGAGTTGCTAAACCTGTGCCACCCTGCGCCACAGTCAAAGCAGTTGTCAAACCAGTAATAGATGTAATGTCTGAGTTAGCACCAGAAGATGCCGCACTCAAGTTAGTACGGGCATTTGCCGCAGTCGATGCACCAGTACCACCATCAGCAACAGCCAAATCAGTAATGCCAGTAATCGTTCCTGCGCTAATCGCAACAGTTGGTATGGTTACAGTACCAGTAAAGGTAGGAGATGCAGTATCTGCCTTAGTTGCAACAGCAATAGCAATGTTGTCGTACTCAGTATTTATCTCCGTACCTTTAACAATCTTTAATGGATCACCAGACGCAAGATTGTCTTTGGTAGCAAAGTTTGTTGATTTCACATAATTTGTCATTTCTTCCCCTTAACTTAATCTGCCACGTTTAGATTGAATTTCAATCTTCTGAATAGATAGTTCATTACCTGAAATATTAGTCTCATAACCAGTTTGCACAACCTTGCCAGAACCACTTGCATTGACTTGTAAGTTCTGCAACGAAACACCATCTGAATACTCGTTAGTTACAGAAGGTTGTGCATGGACTGCCGTATGCGTACCACTACCCGCTGTTGTTGTGTTGATTGCCGTACCACTAGACGTTAAAGACAAGTTACAGGTTGTTGTCGAAACATTAACGCAGTAGTACGTTGTTGATGTGTTTAGTCCAGAAGGCAACGTGCCTGTGGTTGTCAAAGTTATTGTGTTATTCAACACAAATGAAGAACCATCAACAGATGTAACAACCGCAGGGCTTGCATTGGTTATCGTCACAACTTGATTGTTTGGATTGTTGTACTGTGCAACCCCATACTCAGATGTTCCTTGTGTCGGAATAAAGGTAGTTGCAGACAAGTAGTTAGTGGAGAAGTCAAATCCCCACTTCATCGTCACATACTGGTTTGAGCCACCAATAGCAACAATAGTTAGTCTTTTCAGGATAGAAGTAATTGCTTGATCGCCTAGATCAGCATGGTTTGTGTAGTACAAGAAACGATAACTGCTTGTATGGTCTAGATAAGTACCATACTTACCAATGTATCCATTCTTGCCAATCAGCAAGTCACCATTCCTGCGGGACAGCAAAGCAGTTGGCTCAATAGAGTCCCAAGTGGTTACTCTAAACGATCCATCTTGCAACTGCACCCTTGTGTCAAAGCAAAACACTTGCTTAACCAATGGGAAGGTTATCAGGTAGAAGGCATCTTTTTCTGAGTAAACAGCCTTTAGACTAGAAAGAGTCTCACCAGCAATGGTGGACAACAAATCATTGCGTACATTCTTAGACAAGTCTCCCAATGGGGCTGACTTCTCAATAATTGTTCTAGCAAACGAGCGTATGCCAGAGTTAGACAAGAACAGAATGTCTTTGCCCGTAGAAGCAATTGTATCCCTTGCTATACAACCAATACCACCAACTGTGTCACTCAAAGTCATGGTAGATGGCGTAGTTGCATTGGCATACACCAAGATTTGACGTTTACCAAAGATGATTAGAAAGCCGTTGTGAGCCGCCAACCCTGTAATCTCATCTGCCCCGTTAGGCCATACCCTGTCTACATTCAAAGAACCAGCAGTTCCCGTAGACCAAACATGACCAGAGAGCAGATCAGAGAAAGAAATGGTTGTTGTGTTTGTAGTTGTACTTGCCACCCACAAACGACCATAAGCACTAATAGCAATATTGGCAGAAGGAACAGTACCAAGATATCCCGTCTTCTCAGACACACGCCTAAATGTCGTTGTGCTTACCGCAGGGTCAAAGATCAACGGGTCATGCCCTGATTGAAAGAAGAAAGTTATTGCATTTAAGGATGTGCAATGCCAGTTGTTTGCTGTGATAGTAGGGGCAGTACCTCCACCACCATAGGTCAACTCTGAAACAGCGTTTGAGCCATCCAACTTGAATAACTTGTTGTTACCAGAGAACAGCACAGTCAAAGTGCCATCAGCCTGAACTAACTCATGTATTACGCCAACATCATTTGCACCCAAAGCACCAGAAGATGAGTTAACCCTTGAGAAACCCTTGCGTGAGCCAATGCGTCCATATTGGTCAATCACACAATTGGTGGCAACTAAAGCAAACCCTTGATTCAAGTCCAAAGGCGAATCTTGGGTGTTTAACCCGTAAAAGCCTGGTGCGCTTATGCTAGAGACTTGGATTGCTTGGCTCATGTCGCTACAAACTCCCCACGATCAGGATAACGTGTACCTTCCAAAGCAATATGGTCTGACAACATTGATTTGTATAGCGCATACGCTTCTGAGGAAGACAATCCACCATCTTCACCACGCTCTACCAATGCTCTTGCATAGGCGTTCTGAGCCACTAAAACATCAGGTACTTGCACCACAGTAGCGTCAGCAGACAAACTTGCTTGTGCTATGGCTAAAGAGAATTTGATTGTGTATACAGCATCTGGAACTGGATACAGAGTTACTTTTGTATCGTAAGAGCCATCCACGCCATTAAAAGCATAGTCAGTAGGCGCTGAAGTGCCAACAGGCAAGAAGTTAATGTTGCGATTCATGGTGACAAAATCAATGTTTGTCATTCCTAAAAGGCTAGTGGTATTGATTGCGTCTAAGACTTGGAACTTCTGACCAGCCC